TCTCATCAACAAAACGTGCTGGTGGTTCAAATGTAACTGCAACACAAAACGTACAGTTTGAAACTCTTACACCTAATATTGAAACCTTATTACCAAATGCAACATCTGTTGGTGGTAGAGTGAGGACAATCTCAGCAACAAGTATTGATGGTTCTGAACAGTCATTTGTTGATCAAGGATTTGTGGATGTTTCACTTAGCGATATGAATCATTTTGAAACACCTCGAATGGTTGCGTCTAAGGTAAATGAAGATAAACAACTATCAGATTTGCCTGGCAATAAGTCAATGACATTTGAGTTTTTATTGAATAGTACAGACAATAACGTTTCACCAGCTATTGATTTAGATCGAGTTAGTGCAATACTAACTACGAACAGAATTAACAGTCCTGTTTCTGATTTTGCATCAGACTCAAGGGTCAATCAAACAGGTCAGGATCCTTGTGCATCAACTTATGTTTCTAATTTAATTGCTTTAGAAAATCCAGCAACAAGTCTTAAAGTTCAATTTGCTGGATATCGAAGAAATAGTTCTGATATTAGAGTAATGTATAAAATTCTCTCTGAAGGAGAATCTGAAAATAGTATGGAAAAAGATTTTGATTTATTCCCAGGCTTTGATAACATCGATCAAAATGGTAATATTATTAATAAAACTAATAATAACGGAAAACCTGATGATAATGTTCCTGCCTCTATCGGTGAATCGTTTAAAGATTATGAATTCTCAATTGAAGAGTTACCACCATTCACAAGATTTCAAATCAAAATTGATATGGTTGGAACTAATCAGGCACAACCACCATATATTAAAGATCTTAGAGCCATCGCACTTGCATAATGACAGAACACATTCCAGTTGAGGGTAAAATCGGACTCTATCGAGATTCCGATTCTACAGCGATTATTAATCGTGACAAAAAGGCATATCTAGATTATATGAAACGCAAAAAAATTGCAGAGGAAAAAAATAGTGAATTAGATAAAATGAAGGAAGATCTTAATAATGTAAAGGGAGAGTTAGGAGAAATCAAAGGTCTTCTATCTACTCTTGTTCAAAAACTAAATAATTAGAAAAATGGCACAACAGGTAATCACATTTGATCCAGATGTTGCTGTTCCAATGGGTGTAAATCTAACCATATTTTCTGGTTCTGATTTCAACACGACCTTCACAGTTAAAACTTCTGCTGGCTCAAGTATCAATTTTACTGGTCATACTGGAAGAAGTAACATTAAAAAATCTGCGATTGGAACTGCAAATACTTTTGGTGTAACACTTGGAACCACAGATGGAAAAGTAACTCTATCTTTGGGGTCAACGGTGACTAGAAGTTTATCTGAAGGTAGATATCTGTATGATGTAAATGTGAGTTCTGGATCTACTTTCTTTAAAATTATGGAAGGTAATGTGCTTGTCAGAACAGGTATTTCAACTTAGAGGTGAAGAATGGCTCAACCAAGTTCTAGAGATGGTTTAATAGATTACGCAAAGAGACAGCTTGGTTTTCCTGTCTTAGAAATTAACGTTGCAGACGAACAGTTCTCAGATCTGTTAGATGATGCTGTGCAAGTATATCAGGAGAGACATTATGATGGTATAATGAGAATGTACTTAAAATATGAAATCACTCAAGATGATGTCGATAGAGGTCGTGCAAGAGGTGGTGGTACAAGTCTTGGAATTTCAACAACTACCACAACATCAACAGTTGGTTTGTCAACAACATTTGATTTAGAAGAAAATCAGAATTATATACAGATGCCGCCATCTGTAATTGGAGTTAATCAAATATTTAAAATTAGATCAGATACGGTTTATGATGGATTATTTAATATTCGTTATCAGTTATTTTTAAATGATCTATATGCTTTTGGATCAATTGATCTTCTTCAATATTCAATGGTTCAAACTTATCTTGAGGATATAACTTTCTTGTTAAATCCAGATATGAGATATAGATTTAACATCCGACAAGATCGTCTTTACATTGATGGTGACTTTAACGTCATTAATGCAGGCGATTACTTTGTGATTGATTGTTTCAGAATACTAGATCCAAATGATTTTACAAGAGTTTATAATGATCCATTCTTAAAGAGATATTTTACTGCACTATGCAAAAAACAATGGGGTCAAAACTTAATTAAATTCCAAGGTGTTCAATTACCTGGCGGTATTCAACTTAATGGTCGTCAAATTTATGATGATGGTGTGAGAGAACTTGATGAAATTAGAGCCAAGATGTCAAGTGATTATGAAATGCCTCCACTTGACATGATTGGATAATGTTAAATCCGTTTTTTCTACAAGGTTCTCAAGGAGAACAAGGTTTAGTACAAGACTTAATTAATGAACAATTAAGGATATATGGTCTTGAGTGCCATTATATTCCTCGTAAGTTGATGACATCATCAACAATTATGAAGGAGGTAACAGAATCTAGATTTGATCAAGCGTTCCCTCTTGAAGCATATTTAATGAATGTAGATGGATATGCTGGACAAGGAGATATACTTACAAAATTTGGTGTTAGAGTTACAACTGAAGCGACTTTTGTAATCTCAAGAGAGAGATTTGAAGAATCTGTTGCACCATTTTTGGAACAACAGGAAGATGATTATGAGATATCAAACAGACCAAGAGAGGGTGATTTATTATTCTCACCATTAGGAAAAAAATTATTTGAAATCAAATATGTTGAATTTGAAAAACCAAACTATCAGTTAAGAAAAAATTATACATATCAACTCACATGTGAAGTCTTTGAATATGAGGATGAAGTTATTGATACAAACGTCAATGCTATTGATGAGGTTGTTCAGACAGATGGATATATTGCAAGATTAGTCCTATCAGGTATAGGTAGCACTGCGACTGCAAATACAACTCTAGCTTTTGGTGCAGTTCAACAAATATTCTTACAGAATGATGGTTACGGATATCTTGCCGCACCAACAGTTTCAATCAGCACATCACCTGGCGTAGATGCAACAGCTGTTGCAATCATGACATCTCGTTCTGGTATCGGAACTGCAAAATCTATTGATAGAATTCTTTTAATCAATCCAGGCGGTGATTATGTAGGAGTACCCACTGTAACCGTGCCAGGCACTGGTATAGCGACTGCTGGCGTGACAACTCTAGGTTCTGTAGGTATCGTTACAATTACATCTGGTGGTTCTGGTTACACCACAACACCAAATGTTGCAATTACTACCGCACCATCAGGAGGAACCGATGCAACTGCTGAGGCGGTGATGGTTGGTGGAACAATTAGTGCAATTAGAATTAGTAATGCTGGTAGTGGATATACAACCGCACCAACAATTACAATCGGTGCTGCAAGTTCGATTGCAGATGGTAATTATGTCTTTAACGAGATAGTTCAAGTATCTTCAGATTCTTCAGAGACTGCAAGAGTCAAAGTATGGGATGCAAGTTCCAGAACTCTTGATGTTAGTATGTTGACTAAGATGCAATTCCAAGTTGGTGAGAAAATAAAAGGTCTTGAATCAGGTGCAGAATATGTGATTCTATCAGTAGATTATGATACACCAAATGATTATCCAAATGATCAATATAATGCAAATCAATATAATGATAATGCAGACTTTGAAGTAGAGGCTGATGCCATTTTAGACTTCTCTGAAGGCAATCCGTTTGGAACATTCTAAATAGTTAGAAAGCTTTGATATGTTAGGTACTTATTTCT